TTGGTTCGGTTATCAAGATGGCGATTGCTCTGACATACCTGACACTATTACTATTATTATCGCAGAAGAGGAGATAGAGGAAGATGAGTTGGACGAAGAGATACTTGGAGATGACACCTTCGGAGAAGAAGAAATTTTTATTGAAGAGGAAGAACTTACACAAGAAGAAATAGCTGCTATTGAAGCAAAGATTGTTGCTGAAGAAGAGCGTTTAATTGCTGAACAGATAGATGCTGAAGAAGAATTACTTATACTTGAAGAACTAGAAGACAGTGTAATTATTCTTGAGGATTTATCTGAAGAAGAGATACAAGAGTTTGTAGATGTTATACAAGAACTTGAAGATACTATTGAGATTATAGAAATTGTAGAAGAAATTATAGAGTTAGATATACCTGAAGATATTATACTTATTATAGAAGATGAGGTTATTGAAGATGACATTGTTATTGTGGTGGAAGATGAAGAAATTATTGAGGAAGTTTTGGATGAGCCAATACAGGAAGATGTTGAGGAGAAACCTACAGAAGAACTTTCTGAAGAAGAGGTCATTGAAGAACTTGTTGAAGTTGAAGAGGTCATTGAAGAACTTATAACAGTAGAGATAGTAGAAATATCTGAAGAGGAACTAGAAGAGTTAACTGAAGAGGAGTTAGTTGAATATGAAGAAGCAAAAGAAGAAGCTATACAAGAGTTTGTACAAGAACTTACCAACGAAGAAGTCGTAGAGGTACTTGAAGAAGTACAAGATGTTGGTGTACAAAACTTAGAACAAGTATCAGAAGAAGTACAAGAGGTTGTACAAGCAGTAGTGGAAGAGGCTATTGATAATGTTGAAGAACTTACAGAGGAACAAGTTGAGGTTGTTGCTGAGGTATTACAAGTTGAAGCTGATGATGTTGTTATTGTTGCAGAGGCTATTAAATCAGACGAAGTAGTAGCTGAAGCAGTAGAAGAATATGTAGAAAGAGCTGTAGAAAACGCTGATGTAGAAGACTATACACTTGCTGATGTTGTTACAGAGGTACAGTACGAAGCATTCCTGGAAAATCCAATAGAAGTATTTGTAGATGTAGATATACAGGACATAAACCTATCAACCATTGGTGATGACATGACTCAGGACCAGAGAGAAAAAGCACAAGAAGTTGTAGTGCCAGTTATTTTGACTAGAATAGTAAGTATCGCAGCATTTGTGATGAGGAAATCATTATGATAAAAAAAATATGGAATTGGTTTATAGAAATAATTAAGGAAACATTAAACCTTAGTTGGACCTTAGTTGGTTTAGTTATTGCTACGCTTACATTAACTGGTTCAGCTCAACAAATTACAGGATTAGCTACTATAATTACATTAGTTATATGGTTATTAACCATAGGATTTAGAAAAGAAAAAGATAATAGTAAAGGTAAGGCTAGTAGATGATTTGTGGATTATGTTCTGGAAGTTGTGCTACTTGCCCAATAGGTGGATTAAATGAAATTACAAGTAGTTAGAACACAATTCGGAACAGATGCAACTAATGGAATACTGTTAGTTAATAATGTATTTGAGGCATATACTTTAGAAGACCAGTATCAAGCAGTAAAAGTTATGCACGAAACCTGCATACCAGAGGGTACATACGATATAAAGTTTAGAACAACAGGTGGATTCCATACTAAATATAAAGAAAGATATGGTAACTCACACTATGGTATGTTGCACTTACAAGATGTACCTAACTTTACATACATACTTATACACGCAGGTAACACAGATGAACATACATCTGGTTGTTTAATTGTAGGAGAAACACAACAAGATTTAGATATAAGTGATGATGGGTTTATCGGACATTCAGGTAAGGCGTATTCAAAACTATATAATAAGGTGGCAAAAGAATTGTTACTTGGTAAAGAAGTAAGCATAGAGTACACAACTATAACTAAGTTACTACAAAAACCTTTATCTAATGCTTCAACAGATGATGTGATTTTAGCTAGAACAGTTATGGATAAATTGCAAGAACTTAAAGAGGATATTTCTGAGGTAAATGGAAATGTAATTACAAACAACGCTATGCTGAAGGGTAGATTGATACAATAATGTTAGAAAAATTTAAAAGAAAAAGAAATTCTGATGGTACATTCAAAAAGGATGTGGCGTGGACACCATGGAACGAAGCATGGAGTTATAGAATGAGTGAAGAACTTAAAGATATGCTTGAAAGAACCAGTTGGACCTTCATTGAAGCGTTCATAGGAGCATTAACAGTTGCTCCTCTTGTTGGTGTAGATGCTGAAGTAGTTCAGTTAGCTGCATTAGCAGGTGGTGGTGCTGCATTAGCAGTCATCAAGACATACGCTAAAAAACAAATATCCAAATAGGATAATACAACAGGGCAAAGGAGGTTAGTATGCCTAACATACCTGAAGAGTGGGGTAACAACTTCTACAAGTCTGGGTGGAAACCAGGCGTAGATGTTAATGACCAAACAGGTCAAGGTGAAATCACACATGTTGGAACAGACCCAAACTACACAAATAAGTTTGACCAGATTCTGCGTGACTGGGGTTATGACCCAGAACATTATGAGATAGAGGGTACAGTAAGGTCTAGCTCATGGAATGTTCAATTGAAAGGTGGCAGAAGTGAAACCTTTTTTGCATTTAAAGGACTTGTTAAAAAGAAAAGTCCAACACATGATAAATACTTTAATGAGTTATTTAAAAGAGCATCTAAAAAACCACCAGTTATCTCTAAGTTTAAACAGGGTGACACAGCATTTATGTTTTTCATGAGTGACTGGCAGCTTGGAAAAAAAGATTATGGTGTAGAGAACACTGTCAATAGATACGACAGAGCTTTACAAGATGCAGTAAATAGAATCAAAGACTTGCGTAAGCTAGGTCATGAGATAGATGAGATATATATGGTAGGACTTGGTGACCTTACAGAAAACTGTACGCCACACTTCTACGAATCACAACCACACAATGTAGAGCTTACATTAATAGAACAGTACGCACTAGCAAGAGCTTTGATTATGAAAACTATAGATACATTCTTACCACATGCACCTAAGTTAATTTTGGCAGGTGTGCCAGGTAATCATGGTGAGATGTCAAGGACTAGTAAAGGTCAGGTATCTACAAACAGATTAGATAACTCAGACACTATGCACTTGCAGATATGTGAAGAGATTATGAAAGCTAATCCAGATAGATATAGCAGGGTAGAAGTAAATGTTCCTACTGGCTTTCATCAAACGCTAGTCATCAAAGGTAAGACAGTTGCTTTTACACATGGACACATGACTGGTGGTGGAGGTAATCCAGAAGCTAAGATAGAAAAATGGTGGAAGGGTCAAATGTATGGGTGGTTGCCAGTGGGTGACGCAGAGATACTAGTGACAGCTCACTATCATCATTTAAGAATGAAACAACAAGGAGATAGAACTTGGTTTCAAGCACCATCAATAGATAAGAGTATAGATTTTACAGAGAGAACTGGGTTGTGGTCACACCCTGGAGTCTTGACTTTTACAATTAGTAATAAGGGTTGGGATAACTACTGCCCACTATAAAGGTAACTCTTTATACGCCTTAGCATTGCCCATAAAATCTTTCTCAGGATAATACTTCAATGGTATTCTTGGGTCAGTCCAATAGTCATATAGTTTATTATGGTCTATCCATACAGGGTCAGCATCTATGCTTTTAAAATACATTATGCCTACCTTAACTTCTTTAAACCTTGAACCTTTAAAAGCCATCTCTTGTATCTTGTAATAGTCTTCTGCTTTTAGTTTGTTAGTTCCTTTAACTTCTATAAAATATATGTAACCTTTACGAACCAGGATATAATCTGGGAGCAGCAGTATCTTTGTTGCGTACCAAAACAAATCCAACTTGTTTTCTTTAGGGTCAGTTCCTATGCGTAGATAATCAATGTACTCTATACATTCGTTATCTTTTAAGTGTCTTTGCATAGCTAAATCTGCCATGTCTTCGCCACTGTTCCTTGATTCATATGAATCTTTATATGTATTACTCATACTAAATCCTCTATTTCGTGAGCCATGCAACCTACACATCTACCATCAATACCTAAGTTTGTTTGTGGTGGTTCGTTACACTCAATACATTCTTTTAACCAACGCAAGTCTATCATTCTTCCTCCTCCCCAAACATTTTTATCCAACACTTTGGGTGTGTGCCTGTAATCATTTGTTCTCTGGAATCTGCATCTAATGATTTGACTGCATCTTGTACATGCATACCTTGGTGTAAGTAAAACAATTCTTGTGTAAATATTTCTACTGTTCCTGGATTCTTACAATGAATACATTGCTTAGTTTCTATGACATACTTATCTCCATTTTCAAAATCATATTTTTTTTCTATAACATTAAAAGGGTATGACATCTTGGTTACCTCCTTGCTCTGCTTTTTTAACAAGTGCGTCACATGTTCTGAACTCCCACTTGTATATATTATTTTCTTCTACTTGTTTGTATCTTGCACCACAATATTTGTTGCCCTCCATATCTGTATAAAATATGGTGTTGCTTGAACATATACTAGGTGCTTTATGTTTTGTGTCTGGCTCTGGTGGTATATCAAAGTTGTAATCTGGATAGCGTTCTTTTAATTTAGCTTTAAGTTTATCCACATTAATTGATATACCTCCATCTTCTAAAGCCATTCTTTAGGACAATCAGTATCTCCCCATGCTGTCCAACCACAACCATTGTTACCTTGATATGTGCTGCAACTCCATGATGGTATCTTAGCAAAGCGTTCATCACTTGCTTTCTTTTCCCTGTTGTCTTCTATCCATTCTGAACTATTACATTCAGGACATGCTCTTACTACTGATGCAGTGACTTCACCAAATACTTCTTCAACAATTTCTTTGTCTGTTGTCTGTTCAATCTCATTGTCAATTCCCATAGCATTAAACATATCTTCTGCTCTAGTCATAAAGACATCCATGTCTGCTTGTGACCAGGACTTTATATCTTTATCTGCTAATCCATTGTCAGTCAATTCTTTGTAAGCATTTTGTTTTATTGTTTGTCGCAATGATTCATCTGGAATCATAGCTCCAAGTAATTGATTAAGTTGTTTGCCTACATCTCCAGTTGTGTTAGTAGGTTCAGCTACCATCTCTTCAACTACCTTGTCCATAGCTGCTTGTTCTTTCTTAGTAGGTTTCTTAACTGGTTTCTTCTCTACCTGGACTTTAGACATTTCTTCTCTGCTAGGTCTTGGCTTTGTACTACCTTGATACTTCCAGTTAGCTAAAGCTCTACCAATAGCAGATGTTTCACAATTCTCCATCCAAGCATCAGCATTAGCAAATCCACCTTGTCCTTTAGTTTCTTGTGCTATACCTGTAGCTACGCAGTACAATCCATCATCAACAGTCCATACATATATCTCTGCTTTGATAGTTACACAAGTACCATCATCAGTTATATGTGCAACTTCTACTGTTTCGTAATTATCTAAATTAAATTTAGCCATTATTCTTCCTCCCTCTTGGATTCATATTTATTTATTACTTCATATATTCTTTGTCGTGTTAGTCCAATTAGATTCCCTAATCTTATAGCAGAGAATCCATGCTTGTATGCATGTACAATTACTTCATCTCTTTGCTCAAGTAATGTACTTACTGTTTGTTTTTTATTATTTATTTCTATTGTTAAAGTTGATAAGCGTTCTTCTATTGCTTCTTCAGGTATAGTATCTACCTCAACCTCAACGCCATGTAAATATTTAATATCATTTATTATTTGAAATGTCATATGTTTTCCTCCATCTATATTCTTGATATATTCTGTACATAAAATTTACTTTATCTGTTAGCCAATTAGCTACTGTCCATGCACCTATTATATAAATAGGCAGTGACAATAAAAGCATAAGTAATACATTATCCATTATCTTTCCTCTTTTAGTTTTGGTTTTTCTATCAATGTCAAATCATTGACATCAATTATGTCATTTAAAAATTCAACATTCTGTATGGTGTACCACTTATCATCATCATCAACTAAAGTAATATCCCATATCATTGGATTATTAGCCATTATTCCTCCTCTTCCTTGTTAGATTCCTCTAACTGCTCTGCTATCTTCATTGTGTTTTCG